AACTGACCCCGTATCAGGAGAGTCTCAAAAATTAATTACTTACACACCCGAAGCTAAAACACAAACAGCAAGACAATTAGCTAAACAAGATGCACAACTTCCTGTTAAAGTAGACCGTAAGATTACAGATGATCTATTGATGGGTGAAACAAGACAACCTGCTTTTGGTTCATCAACTTATGACTGGGTGATGAGAAAAGGACCAGGAAAATATTCTGCCGATGAATGGATTGATCATTTAACTTCTACAAGAAAAGTTAATTACAAAGTTTTTGGTAAACCTACAACACGAATAGAAAGAGGACCCAAAAGATTTACTTACGACAAAGGATCTAGGTTTGCTGGTAAAGAAGCTACCATAAATAAGGAAGAACTTTTTGATACTAACCTTGCAACCTTTGATGACTTTGGAAACATTACTGGTGGACTTATAGGTGCAGCTAAACGATTTGGTTTAAAGTTATCAGCACAAGATATTGGTAACATGATTAAGATGAACCCTGTTAATAGATTAAAACCAGTTGAGTTTGGTGGTGTGTTTACTTCACCGAAGGTAGATACTATTTTTAAAGGTTTAAATAGTAAATTAGATGATTTAGCTAAAACTAATCCAGAACTCACTATTCGATATTCTAATGATATAGCTCCAGCATTTAAAGACACTAAGCGTAGGTTAGAGGGTTTAAAGAGAGCGATACAGACAGGTGATCAAAATAGTATAGCAAAACTTTATGTTAATTTGAGAGCAGATTTGTCAGACTTAAAAAAATCAGTAGCCATCTCACAAAACTCTAGGGTTCAGATAAATGGAGTCTTAGGAGGCATAGATGAATTAGTTAGAATATCTAAAGGCGGTGGTAATGTAAGACCAGTCAAATATCAAAACGA